GCAAACGCCGGGGTTTGGAGGAGGGATTGTTTTCATGGTTTAATTTTAAACTTGAACCATGTGCATAGCAACCCCTCAAAAGCGCACAGAAAGGGGGTGTATATATGAACTGAAACCCGGCTTGTCGAGAGGGGACAGCTGAAACCAAAGGAGACCAATAAAAAGAAAAGCCGCCTGAAAGCGGCGGGTTTGATGATATCTCAACTGCTATCTTACCATAGAAGATAGCAGAACGCAAACAAGGAGGGTTAGAAAATGGATGTAATGTTCCATACGGTAAGACACAAATGTAAATTTGAGTTGAGCGACGAGAGAGTGCCGGATGTGCTGTATAAAGGGCATGTTCCCGAACCATACCGGATATTAAAATTGGATACAGACGAAGGCACTGTTACCGTATTCCTGTCTTCTGAACAGGCATTGGAATTGTGCGAAGTTATTCACAGCGCGTTAATAAGTGGAAGAGCGGAGAAACCGCCGGTGGTGGAGGTGGCGGTGTGAACCTAGACAGGTTCAGCCAAGGACTTCCTGACCCGGCAGAGGAAAGGCCAATGGCTACTTGTGACCGATGTGGGTGTGAAATATACACCGGCGATATGGTGTATGTTCTAGAAGGAGATGTTTTATGCGGTGATGCTTGTTTGGTTGCCGCTGTCGGTTCGGAATACTTGAGCATTGAAGAAGTATTAGACCGGTCAAATTAAAACAATCTCAGATCGGATCGCCACGGCTTTAACCCGCCAATAAGCGTTACTGTTTAACCCGGCCAGGAAATAAAACACAAACCAAACACGTTAAAACCCCATGTGTCTCCTGGCCGGGGCATGGGGTATCACAAGAAGGAGGGTTGCAAATGGCTACACAGGTCATGATGATGACTAAAGATCTGTCGCATAGAGATTGGCTTGATGCCAGGAGACGCGGTTTGGGTGGCTCCGATATTGCCGCCATTGCCGGGTTATCTCCCTGGCGGTCCCCTATGGCGGTTTATCTTGAAAAAATCGGTGACATTCCAGACCAGGAAGAAAACGAAGCCATGTATTGGGGAAAGACGCTGGAAAACATAGTTGCGGACGAGTTTTCTCACAGGACCGGGTTAAAAGTAGCCCGGAGAAACGCTATCCTTCAGCACCCGGAAAACCACTGGATGCTGGCGAATATCGACCGCCGCATTGTGGGACAAAATGCCGGGTTGGAATGTAAGACTACCTCAGCTTACGGTAAGGACAACTGGGAGGATGGCAAGGTCCCTGACATGTATATGCTGCAGTGCCAATGGTACATGGCGGTAACAGGCTATGAATCTTGGTGGATAGCGGTGCTTATCGGCGGCAACGCCTTTAAACACAAAGAAATTGCCAGGGATGAAGAAATTATTAAACACCTTATTGAGATAGGCCGGGACTTCTGGACGCTGGTGGAAAACAGAACGCCACCCGCCATGGACGGTACGGATTCAAGTACAAACGTTTTAAATGCCCTTTTCCCGGCGGAGAATGTTACGAACGATGAAATACACTTGATCGGCGCGGATGCTGTTCTGGGCGAATTCCTACGCGCTCAGCAAATGGAAAAAGACTGGAAAGCGGCTAAGGACGAGGCGGCTAATAAGCTAAAAGCTCAGATGAAAGACCATACCTTGGGCCGCGTTGGGCGACACCTGGTTAGTTGGAAACCGGTTATGAGTACCCGTCTGGACACGGATGCGCTTAAAAAAGCCGGGCTGTATGACCTGTACAGCAAAACCAGCACATATAGGCGGTTTACTGTAAGTGAAGTTAAGGAGGGTAACTAATTGACTGATTTAAAAAACAAACTGGCGGCAAGGGCCAATAGCGGCGCGGTGGTTGGTGACACGTTTCAAGCGCTTCTGAAAAGGATGAAGCCGCAAATTGAAGCAGCGCTACCGAAACATGTTTCACCTGAGCGGATAATGCGAATCGCTATGACTGCATACAGCTCTAACCCCAAACTGCGGGAATGCGACAGCATGACCATACTGGCTTCTGTAATGATCGCCTCTCAGCTTGGCGTTGAGGTAAACACGCCACTCGGACAAGCATATATAATTCCGTATTACAACAACAAAGTAAAGCGGTATGAGGCGCAATTCCAGTTGGGGTATAAAGGTCTTTTGGACCTGGCCTATCGCTCTGGCGAGTACCAAATGATCTACGCTATGGAGGTTTACGAAAACGATGAGTTTGAATTCGCGTATGGCCTTGAAATGATACTGAAACATAAACCTGCACCTACCCCTGAAGGTGAACCAACCTATTACTACGCTGTTTACAAAACCAAAAACGGTGGGGCCAGCTTTAGGGTTTGGAGTCGAGATAAAATTATGGCTCATTCACAAAAGTACAGTCAAGCGGTTAAAAAGGGATGGACATCGCCCTGGAAAAGCGACTTTGATGCCATGGCTAAAAAGACAGTGCTAAAAGACCTGCTTAAATACGCGCCTATGAGCATTGAGGTGCATAACCAGTTTACTAACGACGAAACAATCAAACATGACATAGCTGCCGATATGAGCGAAGTGCCGGGTGACTATATAGATATTACTGTCACAGATAGCTTTAATGACGACAGTGGAACAAGCGATACCCCTGACCCTGCTTAATGCAGGGTTGGGGGTGTTTGTGTTTGCGATATTGGATCAAAATCGAAACGGAGGGTAAGAAGTGCAAAAAATAATTGACGATCTGGAAAAAATCAAGCAGCATTTCAAGATTGTTGGGGAGGTGTTGGAGATGCTCGTATCAATGGGAGATGATATACCTAAAACCCTGGAAGCGGTGGGGTCAATAGACAATGCTATTTCTGCATTAAAAAACGCGTCCCCGGTAGCATACGGCCCTGCGTCTTATTTGCAATACCTGGGCATACCGCAGCATGTACGGGGTTATAGGTATTTAATTGACGCTGTTGGTAGGGTGTTGGACGACCCGGACGCTTTGTTTGGCATTACAAAAAAAATGTACCATGACATAGCTAATGCGCACGGATCGTCGCCAAGCAGGGTAGAACGCGGCATTAGACACGCTATTGAGTTAGCATGGGATTATGACGGTATGGCCGTAGGCCTTTTTAGCAGACCAGGCAGGCCGACTAATACGGAGTTTATTGCGGCGGTTGCGGAAAGGTTGCGGATAGGGCAAGAAGCTAAATGTGTTGGTGTTTCATGAACTATATAGATTTTCTTAAATCTAAAATAGAAATAGCCAAAGATACTGGTTTTTGTATATCGCCCAACGATGTAAACCCGGCCCTGAAACCACACCAGAAAGATGCTGTGGTGTGGGCGGTAAAAGGTGGCAAACGGGCATTGTTTGAGAGTTTCGGATTGGGCAAAACCTGCCAGGAGTTGGAGTTCTGCCGCATTGTAACAGAACGCGTTGGAGGCAAGGCCATAATAGTCCTGCCCCTGGGTGTAAAGCAGGAATTTACTAACGATGCTGTAAACTTGCTGGGTTGGACTGACATGCCTGAGTATGTGAGGACAATGGCAGATGTTCGGGCGGCTGCTGGAAATGTCTTGATAACTAACTATGAACGGGTAAGAGATGGCGATATAGATCCAAGGTATTTTACCGCGACATCTCTTGACGAAGCTTCAGTCTTGCGGAGCTTTGGCAGTAAAACATATCAAACATTTTTAGATAAGTTTAAGGGTGTGCCGTATAAACTGGTGGCTACGGCCACTCCTTCGCCAAATCGGTACAAAGAACTAATTCACTATGCAGGATACCTGGAGATACAAGATACCGGACAGAGCCTTACTATGTGGTTTCAGCGAGATTCTACTAAAGCCAATAAGCTGACGCTATATCCACATAAAGAGAACGAATTCTGGTTATGGGTGAGTTCGTGGGCGTTGTTTATAACCAAGCCGTCTGATTTGGGTTATGACGATACTGGATACATCATGCCTCCGCTGGACATCAGATACCACGAGGTGCCGGTGGACCATGCAACCGCTGGCGAAGAAAAAGACGGGCAAGGTAAACTGTTCCGGGATGCGGCTGCAGGGCTGAAAGATGCAGCTAAAGAGAAAAGAGATTCAATCAACTCCAGGGTGGACAAGATGGTTGAGATCATCAATAAACATCCTGACGACCATTTCATAATATGGCATGACCTTGAGGCAGAGAGACATGCGATTAAGAGGGCTGTACCTAGCGTGGTTGATATTTACGGAAGTCAAGATTTAGACATCAGAGAACAGAGGGTTATTGACTTCTCTATTGGTAAGATTAAATATTTTGCAACCAAAAAGGAGCTTAGTGGCAGTGGCTGCAACTTTCAGCGCCATTGCCACCGGGCTATATTTTTAGGGATAGACTACAAGTTTAACGATTTTATTCAGGCAATTCACAGAATTTACCGCTTTTTGCAGACAGAACAGGTACGCATAGACATTATCCACACAGAAAGCGAAAGAGAAATTCTTAACGCGCTTTTGAAGAAGTGGAAGCAGCATGACTACATGGTTAAAAAAATGATTGAGATAGTTAAGAGATACGGGTTAAGCAATACGTCAATGATTGACAAACTGGCCCGGAGTATTGGGGTTGAGAGAGTGAAAATAACCGGAAAGCATTTTACTATTGTAAACAATGACTGTGTTTTGGAAACGACAGAAATGGCCAGCGATAGTGTCGACCTGATTCATACCAGCATTCCTTTTTGCTATGACGAACAGACCGAGATCTTAACTCGTCGCGGTTGGTTGAGCTTCGAGCATCTTAAGGTAAATGAAGATGAAGTTGCAACGGTTGATGTTGACGGGCGTTTCGAGTGGCAGATACCATCTCATGTTATATGGGAACACTATGAGGGCGAGATGGTGAGCTTTAAGGGGCAATCATTCAATCTAAATGTGACGCCAAATCATCGCATGTATGTTGCCCGACGAGGGCTTGACTTCGGGCCAGACAAATTCCATATCGTAACCGCAGATAAGATCACCCGGGAATATGAAGCAGCGCCACGCACTACGAGCTCTGAACGATTATTGAGAGGTTGGCGTGTCTGTGTAGTTCCTCCGAAACGTGGTGAAGGTGTGCGCCCTGATCATATATCGATCCCTCTTCTGCCAGATCACATTTGCAATGGTCATGGCGTTCAACTCTATTGGATTGAGACAGAAGATTTTATGCGCCTGGCTGGATGGTATCTCTCAGAAGGGCACGCCGATTCATTTGACACTGGGCGCAGCGGAGGCAGACTCTCAATTGGTCAATCTCCACAAGTGAATGCTGAAAAATATAAAGAGATTGAAAACTTAATGATACGCATCGGATTGCCTCCTTCGCATGGGAAGAATCAGATTACTGTATGGTGCCGGAATCTTGCATATTTTATGCAAAAGGAATTCGGACACGGTGCGGAAAACAAACGCATTCCGAGATGGGTTTTAGACTTTCACCCTGATTTGTTAGAGATATTGCGCGACACGATGATAAAGGGAGATGGGTCAAAATACGGTGACTCTTACGCATCAATTAGCCCTGAACTTCGCGATGCGTTTCAAGAGATATGTCTTAAGACAGGTTGGCGTGCCACACTGAATGGCACCAAGGTCGTGAATATTGGTAGTACGCGGTTGTTCCCAGAGATTCGGAAAGTGCCTAAGCGTGTTCGTTATTCGGGAATGATAGGTTGTGCCACTGTCCCGAATGGAACGCTGATTGTTCGCCGCAACGGGCAGCCGTGTATCAGCGGCAATAGTAACCACTATGAATACACACCATCCTATAACGATTTTGGACATAACCAAGATAATAACCGGTTCTTTGAG